CCCCCCCGAAGTGCTCCCTGATGCGCTGGGCGGCGTCTTGGTGGCCCAGCTCCTCAGCGATGGCCGCGGCGGCTTCTGCGGTCAGCCGGATCAGACGATTCAGCGCTGGAGCCTCATCCAGCCGGTAGGGCAGGCCGGCTTGCTTTCGCAGGCGGTCGGCGATGACCCAGGCCTCGTACTTCACTTCACACACACCCCTGCAATCCACTCCTGCACTCCACTGAGCCGGGCATCAAGCGCCTCAACTCGTTCCCTACCTTCTTCTGAAAGTCCAAGACTCTCTGAGAGTAGCCCTGAGAGGATTCGGACTCGCTCTTCATTAGCTCCGGGGGTGGTGCCGGGATGGCGGGCGGCTTCACTGACGGCGGCGAGCTGGCCGCGCACGCGCTCAAGCTCAGTGCGAGCAGATACGTTGTCAGCCGCCATGCGCTGCTGCTTCTGGACATAGATCGTCTGCACTTCCTGCGCCACGCTGGCGCGCTTTTGTTCCAGCCGCCGGGCTTCCTCGCTCGCGGCCAGCGCCTGCTTCACGGCTTCCGCCTTCTCGGCATCCCATTCGCTTTGAACGTGCTGGGCGCCGAAGTGACAGCCTGCGATGAAGATGCCAGCGAGGACGGCAGCGAGGGCGGCCCACTTGAACCAGGGCGGGATGAGTCCGGCGAGGAAGCCAGCGGCAAGGGGTATGACGGTCATTGCCATGGCTTACTGCCAAGCGTCAGTTTCGAGCTGACGCGCCAGTCTGGCGGCTCGCTTGGGAACCTGCCTCGCCCATCGGCTGTCGAGCATGCAGGAGGCGGCAAGCGCCCAGCGCTGGTCCCGCACAGCCCCGAGGAACCCAGCGAAGTAGGAGAGCTTCTGCCGGCCTAGGTTGAACGCCATGTTGATCAACACGGCTTGCCGAGGCTCAGAGAGCTGGTCCAGCAACGGGACAAGCGCCCTGGCATCCGCCTCGGCTTCGGCCATGTCCTGATCGAGCGCGGCGGCGATCTGCTCGTCATCCCACTCCAGGCCCTTTACGACCTCGGGACCCGTGTGGCCCGCACCAATCGTCCAGGGATCGCCCCCTGTGAGCGGGTCAGGATAGGCGCGATGCACCCAGCCTTCCATTTGGATCAGTTGCTGGCGTGCATCCATGGTCGCTCCTACTGCTGAGGTTCCGTCTTTGCCTTGAGTCCGAGGAAGGCGCCCACCCCTGCGGCCAGCGCTCCCATCCCGACTCCGTATGCCTGCACGTCGAAGTGAGCGTGGTTGTGCAGCACGTCCCACATCGACAGGAACAGGCCGTTCGAGCCGGCCAGGACGCCGAACCAGCGCCCTATGTCGTGGGTCTTGCCGTCAGCCCCGGTCAGGACATCGGTGATCCACTTCACTTCTTGTCCCTCCACCACTTGTCGCGCAGAAGGAAAAACGTATTGGCGAGGGTGTAGATGAGCGTGGCGAGCATCACCCACTGAGTGAGCGTCACGCTGCCGACAATCAACCCGACCCAGGCCAGGGCCACCTTGAAAGAGACCCAGCCGGCGTCGTCGTGGCTGGACATGTCAGCTCACGAGGGCATTGAGCGCTTGAACCAACTCCGCTGAAAGTTCAACCGGAACAGGGTCGCCGAGCATGGACGAGATGACATTGCCGTCTTCGACAATCTCTTCGATGGTCTGGGTGTGAGCCCCGGTAATGCCGTCCTCGCCATAACGCACGAGGATTTCATAGGGGCGGCTGCGCTTCTCGATCATGAATGGCTCCTTAGCCAATACGCCAGTTGGTGCCCTCGGAAAACACAGGCACCTTGTTGGATCCGCCGCCAGCGACGACAGAATTGAAAGTGGTTGCATTGGCGTCGGTCACGTAGACCCGGCCGCGCACATACGTTGCGGCACTGGGCAGCGTGCCGACCGTGTAGCTCGCCATCACGACAGGGCCGCTGGCGATGACCGGGCCGGTCTCGACCGTGCCATTGAGGAACAGCCCGAACCCACTGCGGGGCGTCAGCGTGAGCCGGCCATCGGAGGCGTTCTCGATGGTGGCGTCGAAGCTGTCCGTGGTCGGATCGCCCAGCCGGAGTTTGCGATCCCCGGCGGCCGCGCCAACCTTGAAGGAATAGCCCGCGCGAGGCTGGACCTGGACATGCCCGAGGTCGGAGCTGTACTCGATGAGCGCTTGAGGGCCACCCGCGGTGCCCAGCCACAATTGCCCGCCGACGAAGGACTTCGTGAGGCTGTACAGACCCCAGTTGTTCGTGGTCCCGCGCGTGAGAGCCCCGATGTAGGCGCCATAGTGCGTCCCGACCGTGCCGCCCACCCCGGTAGGGTTGTTGACCTTCAGCCCCGACAGTTCGGTGATCGTCCCACCGGAGATATCAGCTTGCGACCAGAAACTAGAACCCACACCTAGGGTTGCGCTGCAGGTGTAGTGAAAGTCAGACTGGAAACTGTGATGGTGGTCCGAGGCGACCGTGCCCGCGATGGTGTTGTTGTCGTTGAACGAGGCATGCCCGACGATGGGCTGACCGGCGGTGTAGTTGTGGATCGAGTTCGAAACGAAGTCGTACCACGCATGCAAGGCGATGTTCTTGCGCGAGATGTAGCTGGCCTGGCTATACGCCGTCCCGCCACCACCGCCTGAATCGACCGTCGCGAAGATGGGCGCGAGGCTTGCCCCGGTGAGTTCCTGAAGCACCCCGGCGCCGTTGCCGGAGATGTTGTCCAGCGGGTAGCCCGAGAGGGTCGTTCCGTCTGACTTGGTGACCTTGATCCGGTAGGCCGAATCTGCTGTCAGGAACACCTGCGGGAACTGCCCGGCAGAGTCCGCAATCACCGGGTTGGCGTGGGCGACGGAGCCGGCCGCGTTCTGGTAGGCGGTCTTGGGCGTGGTGGTGCCGGTGACGTAGGTGTAGAGCTTGGCCCCGGAGCAAATCTCACCGTTGCTGTCGGTGATCCGCTGGGGGAGGTTCTGCAGGAGATATGCGGCCATGGTCGGAAATGAAAAAAGCCGCCCGGAGGCGGCCTTATGATGGCGAGATGACTAGCGACGAGATGTGGCGCGCCGCCATAACCGGCGCATCGGTTTCGGTCTATGCGCTACTGACCCAGCGCGCGCAGTCCTACCTGAGCGCCAAGAGGAACGAGACTGGGCGCGGTCTGGCGGAACGCATTGGCTACCGGCTCGGCAAGGTCTGGGCGCTCGGCAATCAGCGCTGCCAGAAGGTTCTGAGCCGGACGGGAATAGGCCGCCGCGCCTCCTAGCGCCCCCGCCGTCATCCCCGGGCTGAGCAGCGCTCCACCCCCCAGGAAACCGCCGTTCAGGAGCAGGCGCCCCGCCGTTCCGCTGTCCGGGACCTTGTTGCCGAGAACCGACTTCCCGGCCTCGCTCAGATCCTGCATCAAGGCATTGCCTTCCGCGAACCGCGCCTTGTCCTTGGATCGGTCCGCCGCCTTGACAGCGGATTGCAGTTGAGCGGGCGAGAAGATGCCATCTTCCGCACCCAATCCAGCGGCCGCCTTCTGCACGCGCTTGAAGTTGGCATACCCGGCATTGATGGCCTTCAGTTCGTCGGCCTGCGCTGGGTTGGACCGCTCCAGCGTCCGACGAAGTGACGCCTGTACCTCCTTGAGCGCGTCCCCGACCAAGCGCTGATCGGCATCCTGCGAAGCGCTCAGGCGCGCGATCTTCTGCCCGAGGTCGGACTCAATCGCCTTCATCGTCTCGCCCGTTACGGCGTTCTGGCCTTGGAACTTGCCGAGCACGTCGTTTTGCAGGATGCGATTGAACGACTTCGCCGACGTGGGATCGATGGCCCCGGTGCTGACCATCTGACGAAGCTGGTTCACCTCGTTGGTGAAGGTCTGGTCCGCCTTGAGCGTCATGCTCGGAAGCAGGCTGTTGTACTTCGCCGAGAGTGCATCGCCGACGTACTGCACCGCGTCCCGGCCGGCCACGCCATCCGGCAGCTTGTCGCCAATGGGGGTCAAGGCCCGGTTGAAAGCCGCCCGGTTGAGGTCTTCGGCTGCTCCGGTGCGCGCCTTGCGGATGGCATCACCCACCACCGGCAGGCTCATCGCCTTTTCCTCGACAGTGTTGGCCGCCCCACCCAGCGTCTGCCCCACGGTCGGGCGCACCCCTTCGGCGCGCAGCAGGTTCAACTGCGGATTGGTCGAGGCGTTCGGGCTGATGACGCGCGCCACCCCGCCGACCACAGCCGGCACCACGGCGCCGCCCAGTGCGCCGGTCGCAACCTGCTTGCCCTTCTCCGTGGCGTAGTCGCCCTCCGATGTCACAGGGTTGAGCAGAGCGGACGTGGCACCCCCTGCCCCACCCGCGACCATTTGCCCCGCCGTGCTCGCGAAGAAGGGGAGTTTCGACGCCAGGATGCGGGAGCCGCTGCCGATGGCCGAGCCCGCCGCCAGGTTGGTCGGATTGATGACGTTGCCGGCCAGCCGCATCCAGTCAAAGCCAGGGTCGGGCGCTTGGCCGGTGATGAGGTTGGACAGGCTCTGGGGCGTCGCGGCCTTTCGCCCGGCTTGGTACTGCGCTTCGCCCTCGCGCACCATCTGGTCCACGCCCCCTTCGGGGATCTTCGCCACAAGACCGGTCTTGTCGGCGATCCAGTTGTTCAACGCGTTGCCGGCATTGACCACACCTGAAGGGAGGATGTGGGTCAGCAGTTGCGCGCCGCCGTCGATGGGGTCGCGCAGTCCCTTGACGAACTGGTCAACCTTGGTGACTGGCTTGGCCTTGGTCGGCTTGGCATCGTCCCACTTGACCGCGCTCGGGTCGATCTGCGGGGCGTACTGTTTCGCCTGATCCTCGTGCAGTCTCTGAGCATAGGAGTTCGCCGCGTCGGGCGTCTTGAAGATGCCGAGGTGCTTACCGGTCTTGCGATAAGCATCAATGGCCTCCGGCGCCGACATGATGCGTCCGTCGTCGCTTACCGTCGGGACAAGCACCTCACCTTGATCCGTCCCGAACGACATAGAACGAACAGTGCTGATGCTGCCGTCCTTGTTCTTGACGACCGGGCGCGCGTTGAGGTTGATGTTCCCGGGCACGACCGGGCTGTCGTCCCATTGGACCTGAGAAGCATCAATCGGCATAGTCCACCGAGCCGTCGCTGTACTGGACGACCTTGCGTCCGTTGTGAGTGCCGGTGCGCACGACCGACCTGTCGGCTGGCTTCGGGCCAGAGGCAACGACCGGGCTCGGCTTGTAGCCCTGGTCCTTGCTGTAGGTGTCGCCCAGCGCCTTCGTCTCCTGCTCGTACACCTGGATGAACCGGCGCAGCTTCTTGGCGGCCGTCACCTTGTCGTCCGTGGCGGTCGGGATGAAGGGCTGCAGGCGCGGGTATTCCGAAGCCGTCACAGCAGCGCCGCTACGGTCATGGAGCACCATGGAGCCGAGGTCGGCGATGGCCGCGCGGGTATCGACACCGTTCGGGTCCATCCGATTGAGGATGGCGCCGGGCAGCATGCCCTTGAGGCCGGTCGCCTCAGTGTCGCCTGTCATGGCGCCGACCTTCTTGCCTTCGAGCAGGGCCAGCGCCTGCTGGGCCTTGCTCAGGTTCTGGGCGTTGCTGATGATGGCGGTGTTGACGGTGGCCGGAATGTCCTTCAGCGGTTTCCCGAGCGCCTGGCCGTCAGCACCGGCCACCATGACGGCCGTTGGCGCCTGGCCCGGTGCGAGCTTCTTGGGCAGCGCCACCAGACCCTGGTCGGTCTGCATGTACTGCGGCTGCATCACCTCTTGCTGACGGAGGCCGAGTTCCTGTGACCGCAAGCCAAGATTGCCCTGTGCCACCCCAAGTTGGCCGCGATTGACCGCGAGGTTGCCTTGAGCGACCTGCAGCATACCGGCTTGGTGGGCGTCTTGTGCCTGCTTGTGGGCATCTTCAAGACGCTGCATCTGGGTGAGCGCCATCCCGGCGATCTGCTTGGCGACGTTCGGGTCGAACTGCGCCGGCACCTGAGACACATCGGCGCCCAACTGAGCAGCCACCATGCGAGCGCGATCCCACGACACTTGATCGGTAGCGGCCCCCGCCAGGTTGGCGATGGCGTGCTGCTTGGCGAGGGCCGTTTCAAAGTCCGTCTTGCCAGCGTCTGCCTTGAACTTGCCCGCCTGGGCTTGGTCCTTCTGGCGGTCCGCGTAGCTCTTGAGGATCGAATCGGCCTGCGTGGGAGCCGCCTTGTACAGGCCGGCAACCCCCTGCGGCGTGCTCAGGTCCACGTCGCCGCCGAGGTACTGACGCAGCGCATTGCGCTCCGCGACGGTTTGGCTGTACTCGTCGGCCTTCTGCTGGCCGAGCATGTTGGCTGTCTGCGCGGCCTGAAGTTGAGCGGCGCCCAGTTGGCGCTGCTGGTCCTCGGCGGCGTAGTCCTGGATGGACTTCACACCGTGGCCGAGCAGGTTATAAATCGAAGTATCGACAGGCATGTCAGAAGCCCCCAGTGCCGTTCTTGTAGCCGAAGCCACCATTGGTCCCGAGGTAGTCAGGCATCGACATGGCGGAATACTCTCCACTGACAGGCTGGATGCCCGGGCGGTTGAAGTAGTTCATCGCTCCATAGCCGATTCCGTTCACAGCGTTCTGCCAAGCGTTGCCTTGAGCGATGGAGGCGGCGCCCCGAGCGTTTGCGGCGCCCAGCATGTTCTGGGTCCCGGCGCTGATTTGGTTGGCGTAGTTCTGCCCGGCTTGTTCAGTCCCGTTCGTGGCAACCGTTCCGATGTTGGCGACCCGCGCGTACCGATTGAATGCGTTGTCAAGCTGCGACCCAGCGTAATCCTGCGAGTACCGATTCAGCGCCTTGAGGGTCGCGCCGGAGTAGTAGTTCCCATGCGCCGCCGCTTGGCTGTTGATGCTCTTCAGCCCTTCATTCATACCGAACTGGTAGCCAGGATCGCTGGTGATGCTCTGCGGGTTCTTCAGCAGCGCATTGATGCTGTTCAGCGCGTTGTAGCCTGCCTGCCGGTATGGCGCATAGTCCGCCCGGGTGGTGTCGTACATATACCGCTGGGTGGCATCCGACTTGTTCTCGGCGTCCCGTGCTGCATCGGCCTGGGTGTTCGCCGCACTGCGGGAGGCACTCGAAGACACCGCCGCGCCAACGACGGCGCTACCGATCACTGCTGCTGCAACCATCTCAGTCACCCAACCACTTGCTGTAATAGATTTCGACCCGCTCGAAGTCGAGGAACTCGAACAACTTCGACGCATCCGCCTTGACCTTGGAGCCGACGAACCAACGTTGAACGCCGCGGCGCTTGAGTTCTGCCTCCACCGCGCGGAACAACCGGACCCCCGGCAGCGCTTGCCCGCGCTTGTCCTTGCGGATGTAGAAGATGTCCATCGTGCAGGTCAGGCACGTGGAGTAATGAAGGCCCGGGGCAATGAAGCCGATGAAGTAGCCCACCAGTTCACCGGCATCACGCATCGTGATGAACAGGAGCCCGCCCTGACGCTCGCGCTCGATGTACACGTCGTACTGAGGCGAGAGCGGCACCTTGTCTTGGTTGAGCGCCAGTTCCTTGTAGTGCTCGGGAAGCAGTTCCTGCAGCTCCGACAGCCGTTCCTCGAAGGACTCGATGTGGGTCGTCAGCATTTGGCAGAGCACCGGATGTCGATGACCATGTGGATGCGGTCGTCGGCTGAGTTGTTGATGACTTCGTGCTCCTGGCTATTGTCGAACCACCAGACCGAGCCGGTCTCCATATAGACCTTCTCATCCCCCGCACGGAAGATCACTCCGGGCGAGCTTTGCAGGACCACATGGAAGCGCGAGTAGTACGCCGTGTGCTCCGGCGTGTCCTTGTGCGGATAGATCACGCCGCCAGGTGCGATCTTGTTCACCATCACCCGGCCCAGCCGCTCGCCCTGGACATACGTCATGACCGACATGACGATGGGGCGCGCCTCGGGGAGCAGCTTGTAGGCGGGGTAGTCGATGCTCTCGTGCTGGTCGTAGAAATGCTTGCCTTCCTTGTAGGCTTGCACCTCGGATTCCTGTTCGAATACCCGCTTCTCCGGGAAGCGCAGCATGATCGACTCGATCTGCTTGAACGGGCCTTGCGGGTAGTCGCGGAGGTAGGTGTCCTCCTTCCACAGCTCCGGCCGGCGCTTGATCGCCAGAAGCAAGGGAAGAACGTCGAGCCCTTGGGAGAGCTTCTGGAAGTTGTTCATCAGGGCAGCAGAGTGCGTTGAACAGGCGGGATCTGCGAGGACCCCGGAAGCGATGCGCCTTGCACCACTTCCTTGACCGTATCGAGAGCGGCGGCGTTCTGTGCCGACTGGTCCGTGAGCAGGCTCACATTGCTGACCGTGGAGGTCACCGCCTGCTGAACACCGGTCACCGAGGTGGCAACGTCAGTCAGCGAAGGCGCATCCACCCCGCCGAGTTTGTCATTGAGCAGCCACACGAAGAAGCGGTGCCAGGGGTCGGCAATCATTCCGGTGGAGTCCACCATCTTGACCCGAGGCCCTGGATAGAGCGCCTTGCCCTGAGTGGCGTTGTCCTCGTCGCTGACACTTCCACCCGAGGTGAAGATGCCCGACACGTCGCGGAATGGCACATAGACCGCCCCGCTGGTGCGCCGGTTGACCTTGGAAGACGCTACCCCCCGAGGCCGGAAATAGACAACCGCTCCGGTGGAGGCCATCAGTCCGGAATCGTCACAGTGGTGGTGGACAGCTGGTGGGTGCCTTGGGACGCGTACACGTCTTCAGTGATGGCGCACACCACGCAGCCGAAAGAAGATGCCGTGGTCAGGTCGATGGCCGCCCCGCCGAGAGTTGCGGCCACCTTGAAAGTGTCGGTCGCGCCGTCGCGGGTGAAGTAGGTTGTCCCTTCCGTCAGCCCGCCCGGAGGCGTGCCGTTGAAGAAGACGATCTTGGTCCCATCGGTGAACCCGTGGGCAGTGCTGTAGACCGTATCCGTCGAGGGGATGGCCATGAAGTTCTTCGGCGTCGCCCCGCCGTTCGGCGCGGTGCAGACGAACACCCCAGCGGACCAGTAACCGATCCACTTCACCGTAGTGGCTGGCACGTCGAAGGTGACGGCGGCATTCAGTTGCCGAGACCCCCCGGACGCCGCGTTGACGGTGATGGCCTTGCGGGCGTAGGCAGGAGCGCCGCCTGTCACCTCGTTGGCCCCGGTGGTTCCGGGAAACGCGGTGTGCAGGCTGGCGTTGTCGTATGCCTGCCCGTCGAGCATGGCATTTTTGGTCGTGACTGGGAGGGTCATTCGATCACCGCGTTGACGATGGAAAACGGCGCGTCATCGGTCACGCGCACCTGCCACACCCGGTCCCGGCCCATGCCCAGACGGCGGAAGATCACGCGCGAGGCGTACTCACCCAGCGCCCCGAGCGAGGCTTCACGCCATGCGCTCCAGGTCTTGCCGCCGTCGTTGGAGTAGCGCATCTGCACCACGGGCGCGGTCATGTCGGGCTTGCCCTCGCCCACGATGCAATCGAGGGTGAAGCGGGCGAACTCGATGCGCGAGAGGTCGGCTGCTGCGTTGTGGGGTGAGGTGCGCTCCCTCACGAGCACGTTGCCGTTCAAGGTGTGCTTGTTCTTGTCGAGGTAGTACACCTTCCCGTCGTCAGCACCGATGAAGTGCTTGCCGAAGCAGAAGGCGTGACAGGTCCCCCGGATGGGGGTCAGCGAGCCGTCGTCCAGTTCCGCCCGGTCGTGCCATTGCTGGGTCTTCACGTCAAAGACCAGCGTGGTCTCCAAGCCTGGCGCGTTGAGGCAGTAGAACGAGTGGCCGTCTTGCTGATAGGTGTAGGCCACCGCTTGGGACAGGTCGGCCGCCTGCAGCATCGTGCTGATGGCCTCCGACCCGATGGGAACAGGACGGTAGCCATCGGCCATCCAGACCTGGCCTTGCCCGTTCTCGTCGTTGCCCACCCAGATGAAGGTGGAGTCCACCTTCTGGACGGCGAAGGGCGCGCACAGGCCAATCTCCATGATGGCGCCTTCGTTGCGCTCGAAGACCGCCGAAGTCCCGGTCAGCCTCCACCCCTCAACACTCTTGGTGCCAAGGAGCATCACGTCCCGGTGATCGACCAGGATGCCCACGATGTCATCCGGCGCCGACTCAGCCGAGGCGAAATCCAGCGCATCCAAGGTCGTCGCGTCGTCAATCGCGGACCAGTAGAACTGTTGGGTTTCAGGAGCGACGAAGAGAAAGAAGCCGCCGAGGAACGCCACCCGGACCGAGCCACGCCAGCCGGGCGACGAGATGCGCGTGAAGGCGTTGGTGTTCAGCCGCAGGACATAGCCGCTGGCGCCGTCCACGATGACCAGTTGTTCCAGACCCTGCGCCATGTCCACCGGGCCGAGGTTGGACGACAGCGTGCCCAGGGCGGCGTTGGTGCCGTCCGAGTACAGCTCGAACAGGTACGGCCCGGCCACGACGAAGAATCGGCCGTTGACCTCGATACTGCCCCGCAGCGCGTACCCCAGGACGGCGAACTCGGCGTAACCCGGAATGCTTTGCAGCACGAACGGCGCTTTGCCGGTGCCGCTCTCCACCTGGGTGAGAAACAGGTTCACCGACCGCTGTACGTCTGCCTTTCGGAAGGAAAGTTGGTACGAGGGGCCTACAAACGGAACCACTGCAATCCTTCAAACTAGGGACGGCACCGCGCTTGCCCTGTGTGCGCTGCAACACGGGGGACGACGATGAGGAAACTGCTTTGCGTACTTGCGCTCGCTGCTGGGTCTGCCCAGGCGGCGACGTACTCGTTTTTGATGACCGAGCAGTGCAAGCCATGCACTGGCGATCAGTCGGGGCTGATGGAGCTGGCCACCAAGGTCACCGGCCAGGGACTGGAGACCTTCTCCACCTCGGACGGCTCGTTGGTAGAAATCAGTTTCTTGGGCGACTTCGACTCGCTGACGCCGGATGCTTTCGGCCAACTGCCGCCAGCCTCCGTGACGTTCAACAACGGCAAGCTGTCGTCGGTCTCCTACTTCAAGGCGATCACCGGGGACGAGTGGGGACCAATCGAGTACTTCCAGGTCAGCGGCCTTCTAGCCACTCACGCGGGGTACTCGTGGAGCAATGACTGGCTGCTCCATGACGCCACACTCATCTCCCCGGTGCCAGAACCTTCCCCCTGGGTGCTGGCGCTGATCGGGCTTCCTCTCGTCAGACGGTTCCGGGCCAAGACCTCACATACATGACGGAATCCCAGGCCGTGACGGTCTGAACCCCCGTCACGCTGCTGCCGTCGCTCACGTTTTTGTAGCCAAGCCCGGTGAGGTCGGCGGTGCTCTGCGACGAGCCAGAGGCGTTCACGTACACGATGGCGTTCTGATACGTGACCGTCTTCAGGCCCGTCGTGGAACTGGTGACGGCAGAACTCGTCATCGAGCCGATGCCCACCTGCATTTCCGGCAGGACGATCCGGCCAACCGGCACAGCCGAATCGCTCGAAAGGTGGACGATGGGCACCAACTGCGGATGCAGCAGGCACATCAGGAAGGCGAAGCGGTGAGCCTTGGTGTCGCTCCACGAGGCGATCTCGTTGGACGAGAACACCAGCCCGCTCGCGCCCACCGATGTCACCTTGTTCATCAGCAAGCCATAGGTGAACGTCCAGCCGTTCGACCCTGACAGCACCGATGCCATGGTGCTGTTGGACATGCCATTGAAGACGTTTTCGAGGTAGTCCCAGTCCGTCGAACCGGCGAACTCCCCTGGCAGGTTGCCGTCTGCCTGCGTCCCGGCTCCATAGCCGGCATCGTGGTTTACCAGGCGCTTGAGCGTGACGCCCGTGGTCGCTAGGTGCTTGGCAACAACCGCTTGCAGACCCGCGGCCATCCAGGACCGGTGCAGGCTCTTGGCCGTGCTGGACGTTCTGCTGATCGGCGTGCCGTTGCAGTTGAAGTCCATGTTGTCCGAGCCTCCGTTACGGAGGTCGGCCCGCTGGTCCATGTAGTTGTCGTACTCGAACCACTTCAGACCCGCCAGCTGCGAAGTCATCGTCGCGACGGCCACCCGGGCATGGACCTGATGCCAGCGCTCGCCAGCCGCGTTCGGCGTGGTCGTGGACCCGCCGTACATGTCCATGATCTTGTTGGAACTGCCCGTCCCGGCATCCCAGGAGGTGAACTCGCTGCCAGCTCCCGAGCGACGCAGGAAGAACGACGGATTCGATGCCCCCAAGCCGTCCGCGAACTCGCTCATCCACAGATACGTCGCGTCGAACTGCGCCGCGCAGAAGGCCGCGGTGCAAGTCCCGCTGGCCGGCCCAGTCGAAGACGGCAGCGTCACCGTGACTGAGGTGGCGCCAGTGCTCGCCACGGTGGTCTGCACGCCATCCCAAGCGCTGTTAACCCCGAACATCTTGAGCTTTCGCCCAACGGTGTTCACCGAGCCAGACAGCGGCGCGGTCGGCGTCCCGGTCTCGGTCACCAGGTTGAGCGTCAGCGCAGTCCCGGAGCGGGTGTAGCTGCTGATCCAGTTGACTTGACCGCCGAACTCGAAGGCGATCATGTACACGCCCACAGAGGACCGTGACGTGCCGCCCGACACGCTGGCGTTTGCCGTCGCGTGGCTGGTGATGAAGGTGTTGTAAGTCCCCAGCCGCGTCGGGTTGGTCAGGCTGATCTGAGCGAAGATGCGCGACGGCGCGAGCTGGATGTAGTCGTAGTACTGGAGGGTTGTGAGACTTTCAGTCTCAGCATTGACCAGCCATGCCGCCGACACCGGACGCGAGAACGGTCCCGTGGCCGGCGCGGTAGAGGCCGGACGGGGACGAACGAGACGGCGCATGTCAGTCCGGGTACACCAGCGACACGCGGGTGATGCGGGTGCGCGCAGCGTCCCCAGAGACGCCGGTCAGCTTGAAGTCGAACTGAGTTCCCGGCAGCGATGCAATGGTGAACGACTGATCGAGGGTCGCACCGCCAGCGCCGATGAAACCGGCCGAGCCGACGTTGCCGGTCGCAAGCTGGAACGGTCCGGTAGCGTCATCGAAGATGAGTTCGGTCCGCGTGTGAGCCGTGAGCAGCGTGGTGTTCGCAGCGGTGAGCGACTGGTTCAACAGGACAGCGGAGTCGCTGTTGCGCTTGATGACCTGGTTCAGCGTGTTGCCCGACGTGACCCGAGTGGTGAAGTGGGTCCAGAAGTCGAAGCGGATGCGCATGCCCACGCAGTACAGGCCGGCGTGGTTGGGCAGCGTCACGGAGCGCACAAGCGTCTCAGACGCAGCCAGCGACGTATCCACGACCGTCAGGCTCTCGTGGACGACCATTTCCGAGCCGTACAGCTTCGCCCAGGCGTAGGTTGACCCGCTGTCGAAGGTCTTGGTCGTCACGACAACCCCGGCTTTGCCGAGGTCGGTGACCAAATAGACATCGCCCAGCGTCGAAGAACTCGCCGTAGGCAGCGACGACAGCGTGATCTGGTCGTCCGTGTCCTGGATGAAGGCGGAACCGCTGTGGGTGTACGTAACTCCCTTCTTGCCGGCATCCATCCGCATGGCGCGATCGCCAGCCAGACCATCGGAGTTCGTCGGCGTGGTGCCGTAGACCCAGAGCTTCTTCGACCGCAGGGTCTTGCCCTGCTCGGCCGACAGAGGCGAAGACGTGCCGCCCGTGGTGAGGTCGTTGATGCAGGAGTTCGACGCCAGCGCCGACACATCAGCAGCCGTCAGGGAGATGTCAGTAGACAGCGCCTTGCCGTTAACCGTGCGGGTCGTTGGCACCTTCCCGGCGAGTGCAGCCGTGGTCGTTGCGGAGTCAGCCTTGCTCGCCAGCGCGGTCGCGGTGCCGGCTGCGTCTGCCTTGGCGTTCAGCAAGGCATTCAGGTCGCTCTGGACCGTCGGGTCACCGCCCGTGATCGCCCCCCAGGCGATGGTCGCGGAGCCGGCTGGAGGAACGTCCGCCGCGTCGTACAGGATCACGTCCGACTTCACGTCGTTCTGGTAACCCGTCGCGCTAATGGTGACGTTGTACCGGCCGTTCGGCGCGTAAAACTCGAACTCGCCGTCAGAGCCCGTGGTGAACGGGTTCGACTTCGGGGTGCCGGCATTGTCCGAATAGATCGTCGCCGCAGTCCCGGACGGGGAGTTGGTGACGATGACGGTCGCCCCCACGAGCGCGCGCAACGGCGTCCCGCCTTCAGCGGAACCGGTGTACTTCTGCATGGTGTTTCTAGAGCCAGATGCCGTTACGCAAGCCAAGGCCACGGCGGACAAGAGCGGCACTCGCTCCAGCCGAAGCGGAGCCAGCGAAGAGAAGCGCCGTAGCCGTCAGCGTCTGGGCTGCGACGCTGGCGTCATTGGCGAAGGCAGTCCCCGCGATCAGCGAGGCGGTTGCAGTGAGCGTCTGACCACTGACCGTGGCCGAAACGGCTTCGGTGAGGATCAGCCCCTGAGACAGCGTGTCGAGGCTGTTCGTGATCGTGAACAGACCCGATACAGCCGACGTGCTCGTGAGCCGGATGTCCTCCAGGAGCGACGAGAACGAGCCAATGGCGTCCCAGTTCGAGAGCACACCCCGCGAGGTGTGGCCCGTGCCGGCCGAATACGTCGTCGTCCCGTTGGCCGTGAACGACAAGGCGGTCAGCATGGCCGGCTGACTGCTCGGCGTCATCGCCGACGTGGAAACCGCGTCCGCCGTCGTGGCAGCGGCCAACTGACCCTGGTTGACCGCCGTCTGATAGGCGACAACCCCTTGGTACGTCGCCACCGCGACCCGTCGATTTGCCCGCGTCGCCCCCACCGTCATCGTCAGCGTGTAGCTGCCGGGTGTCGGGTTGAGAACGTAGTAACCGGAGATCCGGTGCGTTGCCGTCGAGGCGACAGACCCCGCAGAACCCGCCTGCGTGTAGGTGTGCGTCCCGTCCGACAGGCTAAGGGTCGTCAGGACCCCGGAGAACGAGCCGTAGACAACGATTGCCTTGTCACCCGCACTGACCGTGAAGTTGACGGTCAGCGTCGTGCCACTGGCGCTCGCTGCGTTGTTCGCCTGCGCGGTGTAGGCGTAGGCCATGGATTACCCTCTCAGGTCTTGAGGGCGACCGTGTTGGCTTCGATGGAGCCGGAGACTTGCCGGCTGGACACCAGATTCCACGCCAGGCGCAGACGCCGATGGCCGTTCAGCGTGTCGGGGATGGAAGCCGCGAAGACGAGCGGATTCGCATCGTCCAACACGTCGTACACATCGGCGCGCATGATCTCGGTCCAGATGCCACCACCGGCCGAGTACGAGAGGATGAAGTCGCCCGCCTTGGCGCCATCCCCGACCCAATTGATCTTCAGCAGCTTGACCAGCATCTGGTTCGAGCCAACAGGGATGTCCACGTTGGGCGACGTGTTGCCTTGACCCGCAGGCAGGGTGGTCGGCGGCAGGGTGATGATGATGGTCATGGTCAGTTCTGCACGCGCAGGGTCGAAGAGTTCAGGGTGAGCGTCCCGGAGATCGTGCTGACGCCAGATCCGTTGTCGATGACCGCCACCAGCTCATCAGCGGTAGCCAGACCACCACGGGCCTTGTAGTAGGCGAACTTCTGCGCGCTCGTGATCGTGGAAGTGGTCCAGGTCGTCCCACCCAGCGTCACGTCCAGGCGGTCGTTCACGGTGTCCTTCGTGACGGTGATCGTCACGCTGTTGCCGCCAGCGCTGTAACCAGTGCCGGACACCTCATTGGTCAGGTCTGAGCGCTTGGTGTGGGTGTCCTTGTTTTCCGAATACGTCGCGGTCAGCGCCATGACCTTGAACGTGTCGGTGTCAAGATCAATGGCGCCCCGGGCGAGGTCTTCGAAGAAGGAGTTGTAGATCAGCGATGCCACGTCAGCCCTTCAAGCGCTCGTCAATCTCTTGCTTCAGGGCCTTGCGCTGCTCGCGCAACTCATCGATCTGCCGACCCAGTTCCTGGCTGCGCTGAACCAGTTGCTCCGCGACCTCTGCGGCGTTCTTCGGCTCACGGCTGAACCAGGCCAAGATGCGATCGAACATCACACCTCCGGGGTCAGGTAGACGTTCCCGGAACCCGTGCCGGTGATGAAGGCGAGCTTGTTCCCGCCCGTCACGCGAACCCGGTAGGTCACCGTCGCGGCGAGGTACTGGTCCGTGCCATCGCTGACTGCCGTTGGGTTCGAGCCCTGTCGGAAGAAGCAGGCGACATCCGGCGTCACCAGCACGTACACGTCGGCGGTCTGGCCGATCTCGTCTCTGCGCGACAGCGCGGTCGATTGCGTGTTGGACGTGGTGACGGCCACCTTCTGCGAGGTGCCGCCCTGGGAAGCGACGAAACTGAGTTCGCGCACGTAGCTCATGTCAGCCCTTGTTGATGTCGAAGCCGCCAGAGGTGGAAACACCATCCGGCATGCTCAGTTCACTGATGCGCACGTTGCTGCGCTTCAAGCGCTTCAGCGCCCGCGACGCCTTGGCTTCCACGAACGACGTGCGATTGCTCGGGTAGTCCGCCGCCAGTTCGGAAGCGAGGTTCCATTCCAGAGCGTTGCGATAGCCGCTGGGCAGCGACAGGGTCGAGGTAACCGTGATCGACTGGAAATCGGGCACCACGTCCTGCAGCACCCACATGTGCAGTTCGCTCACGCCATCCCCGCTCGGGTACACGTACACGGTCCCGCTCGCGCCGTCGTGCTCATAGGCGATGAAGTCGGGCGTGCCTTGCGTGGTCTTGGACGCTTGGGAGAGGTAGTTCTCCAACGGCTTGACGCCCACTGGCGTGTCGAGGCCGCTGCGCCGGTAGAAGGCCGCCACGATGCCAGCCGGAGCACGGCGGTCGATGTTCCCGCCCGGGCCGATGGTGAAAGTGGCTCCGCTCGGGATGTAGGTAAGTTCTTCTCGGCCGATGACGGCTTGCGGGTCCAGCTGCCACGCATCGAGCAGGGAAGCCAACCCCCTGCAGAACGAGTCAGAGTCGGATGCCGCAGGCTCTTCCGCTGGGTCGAGCACACCAAGATGGCCCATGGCCGCCTTGATGATGTCCAGCACCGTGACGGAACTGGTTGAGACTGGGAGAAGAACGCTCATTCATGCAAGAGGGGGCCGAAGCCCCCTCCCCTCATCAGCCGTCAGCGTGGATGCGCGCGGCCAGTTGCGGGCGGATCGTCTTGTAGCCGTACAGCACGTCCAGGCGGCACGGGAACGTGTCCGTCGAGATGGCGTACTGGCGCACGATCCGCATGGAGATGCCGTCGTAGACCTCGCGAGCCGAGAAGTCCACGCCTTGGGGCATGAGCAGGTCGGCGGTCGCGAAGGTGAAGGCATCGCGGTGGAACACCATCGAGTTCGTCAGCAGCTCGGAAGCACCCGCACCCACCTTGACGATGGCGGCGTTGTCAGCCGGGCCAGACGCGACGTTCTGCGTCGCCCCGGAGGTCACGATGGCCGGGCTGATCGCCAGCGAAGTCGCCGAGGAACCGGAGTTCGAGGTCACGACGAACTGCTGCAGCACGCCGGTGTCGGCCTTCGTTTCCGGGTGGACGCGGTTCACACCAGCGATGGTGATGATGTCGCCCTTGAGGAAGGTCGTCGTGCCGGTGTCGATCGTCATCGTGGCGCCGGTCTGCGACGCACCGTTGATGAGGTAGCCGGTCGTCTTGGCAGCGGTGCCCGACGTGTGGTTGCTGATGAGCGTGTTCTCGTAGAAGTCGAACCCTGCGGTGCGACCCATCGAGCCCTCGCGGTACTGCTTGGACACCGAGGCCGAGTCCTGGAACAGACCCTTCAGCGCATCGACCAGTTTCGCGGTGTGCGAGGTGGTCAGCAGCGCCGTCCGGTTGTTGTCCATCGGGGCCAGGTTGTCGTTCAGCGCCTGGCGTCCCTGCATCATGTTCAGGAACGAGATGGCGTTGCCGTCGTTGTCCACGATGTTGTACACATCCTTGTACATGGACAGCGCGTCGGCCTCGATGTTGGCCGCCAGCACAGCCATCGCCGGCTCCAGGATGCGGTCGGCGAAGTCATCCAGGCTCAGCGTCAGCTCGGTGGAGCTGAAGGTCATGTCCACACCCTTCTGGGTGCCGACTTGCAGCGTGGTGCTGGTTTCCGTGGTGTCCTGGGTGGACAGGTTGGCACCCGTGCGAACCGTGTACTGGTTCGGCAGGCGGATCTTCAGGCTGTCGCCGATCTTGGCGCCGGACTTGGCGAACGAGTCGTCGTACTGACGATTGATGTTGCCGATGAAGTTCAGCTTCTGGTGCAGGATCTGCAGCGCCTTGCGGGTCACTGCGGTGGGAGTGAGGATGGTGTTGCTCATGACTGTCTCGCGAAGAGAGAAGCCGCTTCACAGCGGCAGATGGATCAACGACGGCGCTGCGCTGCCAGTCGCGCGTTCTCCTTGCGCATCCACGTATCGACGTCGTCGTCATCGGATGGCGCAGAAGAGGCGGTTGACTTGCCCCGGTTGCCCACCGGATTGATGGGCTCGGGTGCGCGGGACGCCTGGGCTTTGGGCTTTGCGGCGATCTCCCCTTCGAGCTTTGCCAGCGCACGGGCCGCTTGAATCGGCGTCATGCGGAAGATCTCGTGGGCCTTGGCGTGGTCCTTGCCGAGCGCGTAGGCGAGTTCCGCCCCGATGTCCGACTCCGCGATGAACTCGGCCATGGCCTCATTGATCGGAAGTCGCGGGTTGGTCACCACCGCATCGAAGTCCGGGTAGCGCTCGGCAACGGCCTCAGCCTGAGAAGCGAACTTCTCGCGGCGTCGTTCGTCGGCTTCGCGCGCCTGCCGCTCACGCAGCAGTTCCTCGGCCTTCTGCTCGGCCAGGCGGGCGGCCTTGGCTTCGAGATAGGCTTGCTCGTCTTCGAAGGCTTCGCGCTTGGGCTCCGGCGTCGCCTGGGTGACCGTCTGGGCGAGTTGTTCGCGCAGTTGGCTTTCCAGACGGCGATGAATCCGACGCTCTTCCTTCAGGAGTCGCTTCTGAATCGCGGCATCCAACTCGGCTTGAGTGAACTTCCGCTCTTCAGCCTGCTCTTGTTGATCCGTCTGATCGGCAGCAGTCACCTGACCAGCGTTCGCCTCGGTTACGGCCGAGTCCGTTTGCGCAACCTGTTCGGTCGCGACTTCGGTGTTTTCCAGCATGGGGAATGTCGCGTCTCACGACGCATTGACCCGGGGTCCGCCCGGTCGGGTTAGAAGCCTTGCGGCTGTTCCGGCATGGCCGGCTGTTGTGGCTCACCCATGTGTGCGGGCAAGCCGTTCTGCTGCATCACTTGCATGACCAGCATCTGGACTTGTTCCGGCGTCATCCCGACAGCCGGAGGATTCAAAGCAGCGATGCGGCGCGTCTCGGCGTCGTATTGGTCGATGTCGGCGCGCTTGTCCTCGATCTCGGCCTTGTGAGCCTCGATCTGCAGCTTCACCTGCTCGTTCTGGTGCTTCGTCACGTCAGCTTGCTGCATCTGCTCTTGCATCTGCTGCATCTGCTGCTGCATGCCATCGATCATCATCTGGGCCTGCGGCGGGATCTCCTGCGGCTTGCCCTCGTTCTCCACCAGTTCTCGAACCGGCGGGATCAGCGTGACCTTCAGCCGCTCGGCCATGTCTTCAGCGCCGGGCCAGTCCATGTTTCGTACGAGCTGGTCGCCGATCACGCCCCAAAGCTGGGGGTTGGCTTGCGTCATCTGCTGCATGGCCTCGAAGGCTTCCATGCGCCGCGTGGTGAAACTCGGCCCCGTGGTTACCACCACGTCATACCGGCCCACGTTCGGGTTGAACACCTTCTCGACGCCGTTGGGCGTCTCCATCTCGGCGTACGCCTGGTCCATGTTCGGGTTCACGTGGGCGAACCCTTCGGACATGTCCTCACCCAAGATGCGCGCGACACGTTGGGTGTCGTACACCGTGGGCATCATGTCGAGGATGATCCGGCCGATGTGACGAACAGCCCGCGCCAGGTTGTCCACGTAGTGATACGTGGCGGTGTCGCCCTCGCGCTGGCGAGCCATGATGGCCTTGCCGCTCGTTTCGTTGGAGCGCTCACCCAGACTGGCGTCAAACTGACCCGTGGTCGCCTTGATGTCGTCCGAGGCGACCAGCATGATCTGCTGCAGCCCCGGCTCCACGGTCGCAGGAGCGGTCCGCTGCGGGGGCGGAACCGGCTGCCCTTGATCGTCTAGGTGATTCCACGGCAGATACGAGTGATTGGCTGTATTCGCCGTGTCCCAATACGCCTCGTGGCCCTCGATGGCAGCCGCAGGAGCCGCCCACGGGGCTTTGGGCGCCAACATCACCCGCTCCGTGATGGCCGACTGCGCCACGTTGTACATGCGCTGCGCGTCCTTGGCGTTGCGCACGATGCCCGAGAGCACCAGTTTCCCGTCGATCAGCGCTTCATTGCCGATGACGCGGGCAATCGGGATGTACTTCCACTGGTATTCGCGCTTTTCGAGCTCCTGATTGCCCGTGATCTTGCGCCACACCAGATAGGTGCGCTTGACCGTGCGGGTCTTGAGCGGACGCTCACCAGGAATAACGCCAGGAGGCAGTTTCCCGTCGCTCTTGAACGAGGTTTCGCCGTTCTGCCACAGCGACAGCTCGTCCTCCTTTCGCTCCAGGCTGTAGTACTCAGCGACGCGGACCTTCTTGTCCTGGCTGAACCAGTCGCCATACGTCTCGAAGTCCCAATTGACCGCATCGGCCTTCGGGTACTGCGACTTGAACTCGTCCTCGGTCAGCGTCTCTTCGATGAACGCGAACTGAGCATCCGAACCCGCTGGGTCTTCCGCGTCCGGGTCCATGTAGACCTTGAACGGATCGCGTACCCGGCGAATGAAGATGTCCTGATCGAAGCTGTCATCCCCGACATAGTCGGTCAGTGCCCGGATGTAGCCCAGGCCGTGCGTCACCTCGTGGTCGGCCGCCGTGTCGTAGGCAACGTCAGCATCCGAATTCGCCTCGATGTGCCGTGCGATGCCGGTCAGGATCTCGGCCGTCTCGGGCGCTGCCTTGTCGTTGGCTGCCCGGTACTTGATGGAAGGCCGGTTCTGCCGGATGTCGTTGGTGACCTGCTTGACGTGCTGGGGCAGCTTGTTGATCGTCAGGCTGGGACGCCCAGCGTCATCCCTGGCCTTCTTCGCCCTCGGGTCCCACTGCCACGGATCGTCCGGGCTGGCGTGAGCGAAGCGGATGTCGTCGCGCTGCTTCTTGCGGTTCTCGGACTCGTGGTCCACGCACCGCTTGAAGCGCTCACGCGCGAGGGTCAAAACATCGTCTTGGCTCATGTGTAGGTTTGGCCCACAGTCTCACGACGTTGGCCGTTCCCGCCCGTTGCCACGCTTCACAGCGATGCGAGGGCAGATTTAATCTTTGAACGAGCCAACCGCGATGGCGAGTTTGATCGCGGCGGCTAGCTTGGTGTATTGAAACGGTGGTAATGCCATAGATCCTTCACCTTGTGTCGCTGGAGGTCGTCAGCCGGAACACCGTCCGGCACGTAAAGGCTCTGGAATCGGCACAGCCACACTTGGCCGCCGACGAACCACACCCAGCCTTGAGGGTGTGGGCAGGCTCTGAAGGTCATCCGCCCATCCACCCGCCACCGGCCGGCAGGCTCGGCTTCTTCGCTTCCTTCTTCGGCGCCGCGACCATGTTCGGAAACAGTTCTGCCAGCGCCCATATCAATGCGTCGGCTCGGTTCGGAGACCCGGAGCCCGTGTAGCCGATGGTGGAGAACGCCGTCAGCTCGTCCTCCAGGTCAGGGAACATGCCGACGTGCCGCACCTTGCCCTGGTCGTACAGCGCCGAGAACGGCTCGGCTCTCACCACCTTGCCCCGACTGGCGGTCACCATCTTGAACGGCACGCGGGCGTTCTGATCCCGAGCCGCAACCCTGATGGTCTCGCTGACCATCGCGCCGCCATAGTTGACCTCGCCCACCACGCAGTCCCCGGCGTGCCGGACGTAGGCTTGCACCGCGATACGGCCCCACGTCGCCGGACCAGCCTTGACCGTGCAGTCTTCCAACACGTAGGCATTGCCATCCGTGCCGAGCCCAGCAGCAACAATGCCGATGGCGTCGTTGTCTGCGTTGTCCTCGTCGCCAGAGCCTGACGGGTCAACCGCCACCACCAGTCGCACCATGTCAGGCACCTTGCCGTCCATCACCCGCCATGTGTCGATGCACTCGTCAGTGAAGAGCTGGTTCGGCGTCGCATCGGCAAACTCGCCGGCCTCGAACCGCTTGCGCATCCGGGCCGACATGCTGCCAAGCGTGTCCAGATAGGTGCTCGAAAGGTTCTCTTTGTTGCTGGCCGGGTTGATCTGGAACCACGCATAGTCATGCGGGTTCGGTAGCGGCGTCTTGCTCTCAGGGTCCTGCTTGTCGTGGAAGACCTTGTATGTCCAGTGCGACTTAGGCGGCGGATTGCAGTCGTAGTACATCCGCGGCCGCAGCGGCACGGGCTCGCGGCCGTCCATCTCCTGGTCTACCTTCTGCGCCAGGCGGGTGAGGGCTACGTTGCGGCTGGCCCACGGGATCTGTGACGCCTCGTTGAGGTAGATCGTCACGTACTCCTGCCCAAGGATCTTTTCCGTCCGCTCCTTGTCGTCCAGTCCCCCGAACCAGATTTGGCTGCGGTTGTCGAACTCCGCGAACCAATCGGTCTTGCTCAGGTTGTACTTGACCCCGGGGAAGGCGATTTCCATCACCTTCGGGAAGGTGTCCATCACCACCGATGCTTTGACCGCGTTGAAGCGGAAGCGCAGGATCACATGGCGCGACTTCGGCGCCTTCAGCGCTCGCATCACGATGTTGCGGACCAGCAGGAACGTCTTGCCGCTGCGGCTGCCGCCATACAGCATGCAGTGCGTCGAGCCCCCAGCCAGAACCTGCTGCGCCTGCTGCTGGCGCTCGGTCAGCTTCACAGTTGCTCGTCTAGCGGCCCGGCGACTACACGGATCGGCCCGCCATCGGTTCCAGTCAGTTCGGTGCGCGCCAGCTTCGGTGCTGCGTACTCAGCCAGTTTCGCCAGCAGGTCCAGCGCCTTTGCTGGGTCCGGGGTGCCCCTATCGGTTCCGTCGCCCTCTGCCACCAGCGTGAGCCAACGGCTCATGTTGTCGCTGTTCTCGTCCAGAAGCCGCTGTACGGTGTCGCGGAACTCCTGGGTGACTTTGTTCGGCGTTCCCTTTGGGCGGCCTTGGTAGGGCCTTTTCTCGCCTTTCTTGAAGGCTCCGGCATTCGGCATGATGGCACCCCGCTTTGTCACGAACGGGTCAACGGTTTTAGGGGAGAAGGTGCCGCTTCAGCCCCGCTTTCCCGCCCGAAAGGAGAAAAGGGGTGGGAAGCGCTGTACTGGCCGGCGGCTGCCGGAGTTGTTCACACTTCCGGCTGGCATAGACCCGTTGCGGGTCTTGTAGGGCGGCCCGGCAGTTCATTCGCCTTTGAGGCAACTGCTAGGAGACGACGTGCGATTGACGCCGGGCCTTTGATGGGTGTGGAAATGGAAAACGCCCCGCGATGGGGGCGTCTTTGGTCCACCTAGAGTCGTGCGCTGCCTAGGTCAGCGTTTAGCGAGCGTCCTGCTTTAGACGATTCGCCAGGGTTTCCGGCGAAGCCGGGCGCTAGTCCGGCATTTCTCACAGTCTTCGACTCGGAGGACGCTGCCGCCAGCCTACTGGCTAGCGAACAGGCCGGACTCCGCGTCTGGTTGGCGCGGATTATTCCAAATCAGTTCCCGCCTGTCAAGCTCGACTGAACTCGGATCGCCCCAGCCTGCTTCCGCTCGCTCCAACTTGTCGCCGAGATCCTGGGCGTGATCCTTCAGCGCCATTTGCCTACCCCTATCCAATCAGGCACGACAGCATTTCCCGCGAGTCGTGCAGCATCGACACCAACTCCCGCTCGTTCCAGCCCAGCGCGCCCTTGATGCGCCTGACCGGGAACGAGGGGAACACGTAGCACCACCGCAGGGCAATCGAGCGCTTCGGCTCCCCGCCCTCCTTCGGCAGCGCGGCCACCGCCCTCTCCGTCTCCAGCGCCCGGATGGTGTTGATGGGCATGCTGGCCTGCTCCGGGTTGTCCGGGTACAGGTAGGGAACGTAGCCCCGAAACATCGGGTGAGTGCCTGCCCCGCCTCGGCTGGGTCGGACCCACCTGGCCCATTCGATCAGGAGGCGGTGCACCTCCACATGCTCGGGGCGGATGTAGTGGAAGTCTGGGATTTCTCGCTTCACTTTGCCCCCGCCGTCGCCAGCATCGCCAGCGCCTGTTCAACCGACTCGATCACCATCACATGCCCCCGCCAGTTAGCGTGCCACTTGCATTGATCCGGGTTCAGCTCCCTCTTGCTCGGCGGCTTTGAGCCGTCTTTGATCTCGACCAGATAGTTCGATCCCTTCCAGCCGATGAGGATGTCCGGGCACCCCTTCCCTATGACTGCCAGGCTCTGGACCGTCGCCCCGCAGGAGATGAGCGCCCCCACGATCAGGGAGTGATTGGCGTCTACCTTGGCCGCTCGTCTCACGCGGCCTTCTTCCGGGTCATTTGCTCGATGACGCCAGCCACATAGGCATGGTCGTCCGCCCAGCTCTTGGCGAGGGACTTCCAGCCGATGCGCTGCATGTCGATGGCGCGACCCTCCAGCGTGTTCGCCAACTTGTTCAGGGCCCGATGGTTGCCGCACTGAGCCCAGCGCAAGGCTCGCGCCCTCACCTCTTCCCTGCTGAGGAAGTCTGCTGAGATCACGTTCCGATTCCCCTCAGCTTCGCCATCGGGCCGAACTCCGGGGGGCTGGGGCAGATCGTCACCTTGGCCTGGGAGTAGTCCACAGGCGTGTTGCCATCCCATTCCGCTGCCTTGACCCTGACCACGGCAGAAGACACCTTCGGCTTGTGATGTGCCTCATAGCGCATTGCATCGGCCGCACAGGCGAAGTACCGGACGTTCTTGTGGCTGATCTTGGCGCGGTGGATCTGCCCGCGCTTCATCACGTCAGCCAGCAGTGTCCAGGCCTGGGAGTGCGACAGCCCCGTCTGCTCGATGATGGCCGTGGTGGTCGTTCCCTTCTTGCCGGCTTGCTTGACGCACTGCACAACCTTTTCCCGATGAGTCATCACCAATGCCCCTTTCTCTTCGCCTCGCGGCGCTTGCACTCACGGGCGGCAGCTAGTGCGCATTGCACGCACCCGCCATTGCTGGTGTAACGAAGGGTCCCGTGATCGCCCTTCATGCACAGACGGCCGATGTACTGGCCGGCCGGGATGTAGTCGTCCTTCGACTCGCTCTTTGTGGAAACGAGCGTGCTGACCATCTGCTCGAACCTTGGCAGAGTCATGCTGCCTCCTTCATCGGCACACCCTCTGCCCATTGCTGAGAGCGAGGGGTGTAGCCGTCCCAATAGCCGCGCATGTAGTCGCCGATCAAGTGGCGGGGTCGTGGCTGCAGTTGCTCGTTGAAGCGGCGTTCGAAGAACGAGTCCCGCTCACCCTTGGCGAAGCCTTGTTCGTAGGGAGTCATTCCTTGCTCCCGAGGATGCGGCGCTGCTGCTTGAGCTTCTCGATGATCGGAGCGACCACCTCGGGATTGGCCTCGGGCCAGGGCAGTTGCTGCCACTGCGGCAGCGGCGCCTTGCGGCAGATGTCCCGGAACTCCAGCACCGTGGGGGGCTTGGACGGCGGCAGGTTCTCCAGCCCGTGCTTGATGGCGCCGGGGCTCTGGGCGAAGCCGGCCAGCTCATGCGCCCAGTTCGCCTTGACCGCCTGCCCGTCAACGCCCTCCCACATCCGAAGCCAGGCCGAGCCGTAAGTCACCGTCATCTTGTCGAAGATCCTTCCGATCCACGCTTCTGGCAACGACATCGAACACCTCTCTCGTTGGTCGGGCGGCAACACCGCCACCCAGTTGTGCGACCCGCTCGGCCGCTATGCGTTGGTCACGTTCCCGGAATGACTCGGCGGGCGGGGCCTGCGCTCTCGGCTGCTCCGACCGGACCCATTCCGCCTCGAAGCCGGTCCACCCTCGGCTCATGGCCTTGACGACGGCCTGTTCGTTGGACCACCCTGCCTTGAGGACTTCGGCCTTGAAGCCTTCCCACGCTCGGGGCGTCAACTTCGCCTTCTTGCGCTGCCGGTGGATCAGGAACTCTTCGGCTGTCTGCTCCGAGAGCCCATCCGCCTGGAGGTCGAGGATGCTGACGGAGCGAACGCGACTCTCTTCTGAACGAAGTGAAGAAGAGTTCTTCTCTTCTCTTCTCTTATCGGTTTCGTCTGGGTTCGCCATGGGTTCGCCATGGGTTACCGCTGGGTTTCCCGTGGGTTTTTGCTTCCTAGGTCTGCCACCCTTCAGACCGTTTTCCCAGGCGGCGAACAAGGAGGCGTTCTTCTCGGCCCAGCCGGTGACGGTCAGGGTGTCGCCGTTGCGCTTGAGGAACCCCGCGTCGATCAGTGCGCGCTCGAACGTCTCCGCATCCCCGGGGAACTTGCACTGCGCCTTGAGGCCGCGGGTGGGCATGACGAACGTGTCCGACTTCCGCTCTTGGCAGTGAGCCCACAGGCGAAGGATGTAGAGCGGCGCCATGACATCGCCGAGAGCGTCCGTCACCATCCCGGTGCGCCAGTGGTCGAGGAAGTCGGGGTCAACGATCACAGAAAACCCACGGGTTACGGTCGGGTTTGTGTTGGCAGCGCACCGGGAAGTTGTTGCAGATCTCGCGGATGAGCAGTCGCGCCACCCCGTGGACCAGCACGCAATGCCCGTTGTCGTCTTCCGTCTCTTGGGCGTCGGTGAAGCACTCCCGGCCGGTGAGGTGGTACACATGCCACCCCATGTCCATCAGCGCTTCGTCCCGAGCTTCCTCGCGCGCCTGGTCGCGGTGGTAGGCGGCGCCGTCGCACTCAACGGCCACCTTGGCGACCGGGTTGCCGAAGTCCACAAAGAAGCGCCCTACCGGGTACTGCGGATAGAGGATCGCGTCTTCGGCACGGATGTCGGCCCACATGGCGCTTTCGATGGGCGTGAGGCGGATGAACGCCTCATGGTCCCAGGCATAGGGGTCCATCCCCCACTCCCGGCCGTCCGCCAGAATCGCCCGTTCGTAGCGGCGATAGAAGGCGCGGATGCGCTCGAAGCGCTGCGACAGCGTTTCCACGGTCAGGCGATGCGGTAAGCCTTGATTCGCTTGCCGGTCTCGGTGGTGACCCACTTGTCCAGCACCTTGACGCCTTGGCGGCGTAGTTCGCCGCAGCGCTGGGACAGAGCCCACACGCCGAGCTTCTGAGCCGCTTCCAGGCTCGTGTACCAGCGGCGCTTGAGGGCGTCGCGGAGCACTTGGGGCTGCGTCTTCTTCATGCTTACCTCCGGGGCTGACGCTCGGCGTCATCGTGCTCATGCGCCCACAAGCGGGCGGCTCCATGCGTGGCGAAGGTCTGCGCGTACCGAAGCCGGCGGCCGGCCTTTGCTTCGGAATAGACGCGAACCTCGTTGCCGCAGACGGCCGCAACCGAAATGGAGCCATCGGGGTTGATGCCGCCGTCGCGCTCTTGGCGCTTGCCGTCGCCGCGTCGATCCCGGCTCCAAAGCCGGTTCTCGTGGCGCTTGCCGTGCTTGGGGGTGCTGGTGTGGTTCACACGTTCTCCTTCTTCATCGCCTTGCGCATGGCGGCGATACGGTCTGAGGTGGGGAGGGCTTTCCAGGTCAGGGTTTCGTCCTGACCGTCGTTGTCGCGGATGGGGCGCAGACTCGCGTCATCCACATGCCAATAGTTGCCTTCGGGCGACTCGATGGAGTCGCGATATTCAACGGTCCAACCAACGATCATTTCGTCGGTAAGCCAATGTGGGCCGCTCTCATATTTGACGCACCGCACGACCGCCCCGATGGGGATGGTGTCCAACTCGGATGACCGCCGAACCTTCACAGCGAGATCGCCCTGCTTGCAGTTCATGTCGCCTCCTTACAGCAGCCCGGCGCGCTTGAGCTTCGGCGCCATGGCTTTGAATGCCGCCATCAGCTCGGCGTGAGCCTCTGCCTCGGTGTCCCGCTCGTCCTGCAGGAACTTGGAGATCAGGTAGTAGATGGGCGTGGTGTCGCCGGTCTTCTCGATGTACGTTTCGAGGGATTCGACGGAGAACTTGCGCGAGGGGTCCTCGCTGAGTTGCACGCTCAGGTTCGACGGCGCCATGTCCAGATCGATGGCGATGCGGCCCAGGCCGCGCTGGTACACGCCCACGGCGACACACTCGCGCAGGGAGCGATACCGCTCGTGCATGGCGGGGTCGAAGTCAAGCATGAGCTGGGTGCTCGACTGCTTGGCTTCGGGTTGTCGGATAAGGCGCGAGACCATTCGTTGTCACTCCTTCACGGTCGTTATCAATGGCCGGTGTGAAGATCGACGCCATGGACAAGCACGTCACGCGAGAAGAAAGAACCCAGCACGCCCCCGCCGAGGCCGAAGCGGCTCAAGGCCGCAGGGAGGGAGGAGGACAAGCAAAAGAGCGAGACCTGGCGGTACTGCTCGGCGTGCTCGGCGAAAGGGTGGCCGGGCCTCTTTCCACAGACGCGTCCACCCCTACCGAGAACTTCCCTGATGGGTCGGAGGGATGGCATGGCCCGGCCTTTGAACTGTCAGAGGACGCGGTAAGCGACGATCACGTCGTCGCGATTGCGGCATGTGCCATCCAGCCAGTCCTGCGGGAGGTCTTCGGAGAACAGGACGCTATCGACGTACCCATCGGCGCAGCGGATTTCCATGCGCACATTGGGCATCGCGTCGCCCGGCTTGTAGGCGATCCAACCATCGGCGTCGGCCTTCGGCTGCTCGGGCTTGGGAGCGGGATAGACAAGCGTGGCCGTGAAGGTCGGGCTCGGGTCATGGCAGACCCGCTCGAACCGGTACAGCGCTTGCTGCTTGATGTCGGCATCCGAGATGGGCTTCGGACGGATCACATCGCCCAGCGTCAGCAGCAGAGGGTCCAGCTTGTTCAGCGTGTCTTTCATGGCTCAGGCTCCCAGAACGATTGCGGCGAAGAACAGAACAACCCAGCCCATGAGGAAGATCACGAGCGCCATGCCGCCGTAGCGAATCCAGCGGTCCTTCGGGTATTCATCGGCCAGCGAGTAGTCGGGGCCTTCGGGGTCGTCTTCCATGCTCATGGATCACTCCTTGGTGGGGCCTTCACGATTCCGGCGCAGGTTGGCCGGGTCGTCTTTGCGCTTCCAGCAGTCAGGGATGTACTGACCTTGGTTCTCGGGGCGGCGCTTCTCGATGAAGGCGCCTGGCTTGGTCTTCACAGGCACCACGTTCTTCTTGCGCGCGAGAGCGGCAAGGACGCGATCAGCGATGCGGGGAGGAAGCGGGTCGGGCCACTGAGAGACGGCCTGGGGCGTGACGCCAACCTCAGCCGCTGCGGTCGTGTTGCTTCCACCTAGGAGTCGGATGGCTTCGGACTTGTCCATCGCTTCATTTAAGCATACTTCCGGCGGAATTGGAAGCATGCTTAACGGCAGGGTTTGCCCGAGGGCTACCCTTGCCGACATGGAGGAGACCGACAAGACGCGGGCCGCTGCCCGGCTGAAAGCCGCCTTAAGTCACGCTGGCTTAGGAGATGGCTCTCAGGGACGCAAAGCTCTAGCCGCCGAGCTGGGCGTGAGCGCAGCTGCGATTTCCCAAACCTTGTCTGGACAGACTAAGTTCTCTGCTGAGAACTGCGCCAGGGCTGCAAAGATGCTCGGAGTGAGCGTCTATTGGCTAGCTACTGGTGAGGGCGAGATGGTCGAGGACCAGTTATCGCCCGAAGCGCTACGTATCGCCAAGCAACTAGACCGACTTAAGCGTGATCCAGCCAGGCGCGAACGCGCTTTGTCTATGTGCGAGCTTGCCGCGTTTGGGCAAGTGCCGCCGGAACAAACTCACGAGTCGGTCGAAGCATCGGAAGAGGCACGCCAGCCCACTCCTCGGCGTCTTCCAGCGAGGTAAGCGGGACTCGAGTACGCGACTTGGCCGACATGGCGGCGCAGTGGTCAAAGCACATGCGTAGGTGAACTTGATTCACCAAGATCCCGACTGCCACGTCAACCGGGTGATCGGCGAGTGACGCGGCCGTGATGCGACGCATCTGGTCCTCGTTGACGATGAAGATAGCCGGGCGAAGGTCCACCAAGGCTTTCACGGCAGGGCGTCGTTCGGTCTCGGCCACCATCTCCCGCCGCAGCTCGGCTACCGACCCATAGTCGAAGATGCCCCGAAACTGCACCACGAGGAGCCCGCAGACCCTGCTGAAGGCGTATTCGGCCTTCACCCCTTGGATTGTGTACGTCATGTTCAGCCCGCTCTTGTGTGCCCTAACCTTAACGCAGGCAGTGGCTCACCGACTGAGCCTGAGCAGTGCGGAATTTCACGGTCGGTAAGTGACCACTAGTAGCTAGTGCAATAGAGCTGCGTGCCGATCTGCTGGCAGTTGGTTTGCGTGGGCGCTGGGCGCACTGGCATGGGCGTGAACGTCATGGGCTCCGGTTGCGGTCGGTTTGCCCAGAAGGCGGCTGCGGCTTGCTGGCGTGCCGCTTGGTCTTGCCTGGCCTGGCGCTCGTAATCCTCGACGGCTGAGGCGTAGCGCTGCCGATTGCGCCGGGTCATTTCCTCGCGCTTCACGTTGAACTGGCCGAACGTCAGTTCACCCCTGTAGAGGGCCGCGATAGCCGCATCAGCCTCTCCGATGGCGCCCTCACGGACGCTCCACAGACCAGGCGGCATGTGGACTTGCCGCGCCCACTGCTCGGACGCCTGGAAGCACTCTTGGCGGCTTTGAGCCCAGGAAACGATGGCTGCCTTGTCGGCATCGTCCGGCTTGGTTTCGAGCGCCTGCATCTGCAAGGTCGGCGCTGCGGTTCCTAGTGACACCTTGGACGCGAGCACCTGCAGTTTCTCGGCGTTCGGGATTGCCTCCCAACACGCCTGTGAGAAGTCGGGCGTTGACTGGGCCACGACTGGTCCCGTAGCAGTGAGCAAGGCGACCAAGGTTGCAGCGAGTCTCCGGTCCATACGCCCTCCTTTGTTCCTCTCACTGTATCGCTTGAGCGCTAGGGGTTTTCCCTTTCTACGTTAAGCATGCTTGCGCTCCGGTCTTAATCATGCTTAAATCACTCCATCGCACACAGGAGAGCAGCGATGGACACGAAGGCAAGGCGGATCGGCAACTACGAAGCCTACGAAGCACTGCGCAACGACATGCGCGAGGCGCTGATGGGCGACCCGAGCACCGAGGTGCTCACGCCCTCCTTCGGCATCCGCACTCCCCGCATGAACGCTTGCGATGTGGTCGTGGACCACTTGGCGACTCAGGGCGCGGAAGACGACGTTGTCTCTCTCTTCGCTCTGCTGCGTGATGCGGCGCTGGGTCAAGACGTGAAGACGCGAGCCGAGCTGTGGTTGAGCGTGCAGGCCGAGAAGTACGCGCAGCACCACTGCGACGACGTGGAAGCGGAACGCGCGACGCCGGCCGAGCAATTCCGCGAGATGTGCGCTGACGACCCGCGGCATGGAGTGCAGGCATGAGCGCGAAGCACACGCCGGGGCCGTGGGGAGTCGCCTACTTGGACAAAAACGGCCAAGCCGTCGTCAAGGGCGAGCACATCGAGATTGCGACCTGTTGGCATCACTGCGTCGGCGCAATCGAGAAGGAGATGCACGCCAACGCCCGCCTGATCGCAGCAGCGCCGGAACTGCTGGAGGCGTTGCGGGCCTTCATCAAGGCCGAATACCTGCTGCCCAACTTGAGCGGGCCGGCCGCCGTCGCAGTCATCGAAGCACGCGGGAAGGCCGTCGTCGCAATCCTCAAGGCGACAGGAGAAGGCGCATGAGCGAGACCGCCTGGCTCTTGGCGCTTGCCGCCGTGGTCGCTGCCCCTGTCATCTACGGCTTGGTGGTCCGTGCCAAGGAAGTCAGAAGCACTCGCCGCCCTGACATCGAGGATGGAACGGAATGAAAGCCTGCATCGGAGTGACCTGCGAGGTTCGCAGGACGTGCGTGAAGTGGCTGCATCTGGACTTCCTTGAAGCGAACGGGTCAAGGATGTACTGGTGCCCCAAACGGGCCGACGGTACGCGAACGATGTACGTGCCGGTCGCTGGAAGCGAAGCGCACCAGCACGCGCTGCCTCCTGTTATCGAGCGGCGGAAAGAAATCTAACGATGGTGGGGCCAGGCAAGGCTAGCAATGGTCTGCTGCGGAGCGGCTTGGCAAGGTAAGCCTAGGCGCGGCAAGGCGAGGCAGGGCCAGGCGCGGAATGGCTCGGATTGGTATGGCATGGGCCTTCGGGCAACAACTGGAGCGAACGGAATGAGTGACATCGCCGAGAAGTTTGACCACACGAACGGTGCTCAGAGCGCCATCGCTGCGGGCACCCCGTATCGCATTGCGGTGCAACTGACTGGGACTTCCGACCTGCTGTTCCACCGCTGGAACCCCGAGGCGGTGGACGAGAAGGCGAAAGCGGCGAAGAACAGCAAAGCGAAGAAGTCAGACGATATCGAGACCTACGTCTATCGCAACGATGCAGGCGACCTTTGCATCCCCGGCGAGTACATCCGTCAGGCGGTCATCCTCGCAGCGAAGTTCCGGCAGGACCCTCGCTCCCCTCGCAAGTCCGCGATGGACCTCTACAAGGCCGGCGTCGTTGCGCTGACACAGCTCGCCAGCGTTGGCAAGTCCACTTGGGACTACGAGGACAAGCGGCGCGTCGTGGTTCAGCGAGCAGGTATCAACCGGACCCGCCCAGCACTCAAGACCGGGTGGAAGGCCGAGTTTCAGTTCCTCGTGCTGACGCCGGAATACATCGCGCCGATGGACCTGCATGCGGTCATGACGCAGGCCGGCGTTCTGGTGGGCATCGCTGACTTCCGCCCGACCTATGGGCGGTTTGCCATCACCAGTTTCGAGGTGCTTTCATGAAGCGTGATTTCCTCTCCACACCTGATCTCTGGGTGAGAGCCAGCCGGACCTACGTGACCCCTGCTGACTACGCAAGCGCTGTGGAGCGATTCCAGCGCAAGGGTCACGGTGCTGTGACGTGGATCGGCGGGGTCATCTGCGTCGTGATCGTCGGACTGCTGTTCGCAGGGAGACTGTGATGTGGACCACACCTTGGTTTGAGAAGAGCACGTCGCCTGTGCGGAAGGGTGTGTACGAGGTTCGCGTGGCTTATCTCGACTACAGCTGGAGCTATTTCGACGGCACGCACTGGAATGGCGCGTGGGCTTCTCGGGAAGCTGCCGTGCGGGGGCGCTTCTTCTACCGCGATACCGATAGCGAGGGCTGCGCCCGCGACATGACGGAATGGCGTGGTCTGACAACCAAGGACGGCAAATGAACTGCAACCAATACCCCGACCGTCCGTGCATGGGCTGGAATTGCCATCAAGGCCGATGCGACGAGGTGATGTTGTGCCAGATGCCGGGCAACCTCGATCCGGTGCCGGCTCCCTCGCGCAAGTCGTGGTGGCAGCGGGTCAAGGAGTTCCTTCTCGGCAAGGAGGGCTATGCGTGACATCCCTTCGGCCAATCTCGGCCCCGACTGGACAGAACAGGAGCAATGGGAACATGAAAACGAGCGAGTCGATCAGCAAGATCAGTTCCGCCCTGCTGGACGCCCAGCGGGCCATTACCTTCGCGGCGAAGGATGCGGTGAATCCGCACTTCAAGAGCAAGTACGCGGACCTGCCGACCGTCATTGACGCGGTGAAGCCGGCTCTGAACGAAAGCGGCATCGTGTTCCTGCAGATGGCCGCTCCGAGCGAGCCTGGGACGCTGGCGCTCACGACGCGCCTGCTGCATGTGTCCGGGGAGTGGATCGAATCCACCGCCGTCACCCCGCTTCAGAAGCACGACCCGCAGGGCTACGGCTCAGCTCTGACCTATCTGCGCCGGTACTCGCTGGCCGCAGCCGTGGGGCTGTACCAAGACGATGACGACGGCAACGCAGCGGCGAACGAAGAGCGCGACCCGCTGGCCTCGTTCAAGCCCCCGCAACAGAAGGTGATCCGCGCCACGGCTCAGGCCGCGCTGCAAGCCTTCAACGAGGGCAATGAGTTCGGCGCCTACGGGGAAGTGACCTCCTGTGTCGAGAAGGTTGGCGCGGGCGATGTGGACGCTGAGAACCGGGTGCGGATGGCGCTGTGGTCCATCTTCCACCCCTACCCCGCGCTGCGGGCATCCCTCAAGCGGCACAGCGACGCAGAACGCAATCAGAGCAAGGAAGCAGCATGACATACGACAACACCAACCGAGGCGCGATCTTCGAGAACGACCGCAAGGAGAACGACAACCACCCGGACATGAAAGGTCAGATCAACGTGGAGGGGGCTGAGTTCTGGGTCAGCGGATGGTGGAAGGAGGACCGCAACGGCAACGAGTACATGAGCCTGTCGGTCAACCCCAAGCAGCCGCAACAGCGGCAAGCCCAGCAACCGCAAGGGACCCGCCAGCAACCGCAACAGCCCCGGCAGCCGCAGAGAACCCACCAGCAGATGAAGCGTGGCGAGTCGGCGCCGAAGTCGGCAACCGGCTTCGATGACATGGACGACGACATCCCCTTCTGACCATGCTCCGCTCCAAAGCCGCCAGAGCCTGGACCAAGCCTGCCAGGCGCTATCCCGAGGTTCCTGCTGTGCCGCCCGTACCGCGTGCCGTGATGGTGTCTGCCAACGACATGGCCGCAGCGATTCCGAAGGATCGGCGCGAATTGCTTCCCGGCGACGAGGCGCGGCTTTGGGCGCATGTGCGGTCCCTGCCCTGCGCTCGCTGCTGGGTGGAGGGACGGACGCAGGTGTCGCACTCGAACCAGCTCATTGACGGCAAGGGGCGCGGATTGAAGGCGTACCCGTGGCGGGTGGCGGCTCTGTGCGTCGAATGCCACGCCATGGTGGACCAAGGCAAGGACATGAGCAAGGAAGAGCGCCGAGAGGCATGGGAGAGCGCCCACCGCTGGAGTATCGGCGAGTTGTTCGTTCGTGGCCTCGTGAGGCCGGTATGACGCACAGCATCGTGATTCACAACGCCCAGCAATTGGGCGACGTGCTCCAGTCCTTCAGCCGCTGGGCGAAGGCCCGTGTCACGGCGGGGCGGCGGATCAGCCTCAGTGTCGAGGAAGAGCGCCGGAACTTGCCGCAGAACGCGAAGTTGCATGCGTGCCTGACGGAAATCTCGCGTCAAGTGACGTGGGCCGGGCGGAAGTGGGACGTGGAGACGTGGAAACGACTCACGGTCGCCTCGTGGTGCCGTGCTCGGGGTGAAGCGCTGCTGACAGTGCCAGCCATCGATGGTCAAGGCGTAGACATCGTGTTTCAGCGCACTTCGAAGCTGTCGAAGGCGGAATGTTCTGAGCTTCTCGATTTCATCCAAGCATGGGGCGCTGAGCAAGGCGTCCTGTTCTCGAAGGAGCAATGACATGGGAGTTTCGACTGATGCAGTCCTGGCCTACGGGATCGACTTGGGCGCCGACGAGGACCTGATGGACGGCCCGCTTGGCATCTTATACAGCGACAGCGAAGGCTTCTCCTTGGACTTGCTGATCGAGGAGACCGCGGGCTTGGGGCCCGAGCCGGACTACGAGCAGGATCGTGACGCATGGCGCGCGTGGCGTGACGCGCTAAGGAAGGCCGAGGAATCCTATCCGCTGCAACTGGTCGAGCACTGCTCGAACGAGTACGGGATGCGATTCCTTGCCGTGCGCGGGACGGTGCTCACGGCCCCACGCGGCTATCCCCAACGTGTAGCCGCGCTGCCCACTCCGACCGACGAACAAATGCAAGCCCTGCGCACCTTCTGCGAGCGGTTCGAGGTGGATGACCCGCAACCGGCCTTCCAGCTTTTCAGCTATTGGGGTTGAGTATGAACGCGCGAGGGATCGAACCCGAAGGGCGAGAGTCCGAAGGACCGAGGCCGAAGGCTGAAGAGCCCGGCCGTGAAACGGCGCGCCCAGAAACTCGGGCGCCAGAGGCACCAGCAGCGGCAGTGCAGGCGCTGACCGACGACGTGTGTCGCCAACTGATGTCGGCGCTCAACGGAATGCTGACCTTCTTCGGCATGGACGAGGACGAGAACAGCAAGCCGACGTTCGAGGCGGCCCGTCAAGCCTACGAGTACGCGCGGATTGTCTTGCGCCCGCTAGAGCCTCACGAACGCGAGTCGCTTGCAATGCTTCGTGAAACTGTGCACCGCTGGCACGAGGCCGCCGTCGCGCTCGGGTTTGACGGCGTTGCGTCATTGATTGACCTCGCCTCCACCCCAGCGCAGCAGCCGGCAGAGCCTGACGGCCTGTTCGAGTTCCTGGCGCACGGCGACGATGCGCATCGTGCGTGGCTGCTGGCCGCGATCAGGGCGTTCTTCGCGGGTCAGCCTAGGCCGGAGCCTGTCATGGCCGCCCTTCCCGCGCAGCAGCCGGCAGAGCCGACGCGCCCTTTGGTTCAGCGGGTTGCGGAACGGCTTCAAGCGGCGGGAGAGAGTCCCGAGGAAGCGCTCCGGCTCGCGACCGAAGCTGTGGCGGCGCACGAGGAAAAGGCGCCGGCAGAGAACGAGGATGCGGCGCTGCTGGAGGCGCTGATCTTGGCCGAGGACGTGCTGTCGCGCTCGCCCTACAGCAATCACCTGTGGACGTGGATGGAGCCGCCGATGCACCCCAACGAGGGCATCGGGAAGATCCGCGACGCCATCCGCTCTGCTCGGAAGGAGCAGCCATGAAAGCCCGGCACATCAAGACTCGCACCGTGCTGCGCCAGGGCAAGGCCCGCAGCCCGTGGATGCACTGGCGCCTTGCGCCGTGGCGGCCGGCCAAAGACTGCAAGGCGACGGTCAAGCGCTGGGCGATGCTGTACTGGCAGCAGGCAACCCGCAAGGAGTCAGCATGACCCACCAATCCGACCCAAAGGCGCTGGCCGCCGAACTGACGTGGTCCAACGACCCTGCCTGGAAGGCGCAACGCTTGGCCGAGGCGTTCCATGCGATCTACGAGCGGCTTGCGCCATCGTTCGGCTACGAGACTCGCGCCGAGACGAGGGCGTTCAAGCCGGCTTCGCCCAATGGCAAGTTAATGATCGCCGTCTGCGCCGAAATCCTCGCCTCCCTCCCACCCTCCCAGCCGTCCGAGTTGCCCCAGGAGCGACTGGACACCCTGGAGCGCATCGCTTTCGAGGCGACGAACGAGGACAAGGAAACCCCGCTGTTCCGGTACTGGTTCCGAAAAGGCGTGCGCCTCGGGTACAGCCTTTCCCCCCAGCCGTCCGAGCAGGCGGTACAGGTGCCGCAGGGGACAGAGCCGGTGCAGGTGCAGCCGTTGAGCGACCAAGACATCGCCTCGATCTGCAGCAAGCAAGGGATCACCTTCTACGTCCCGGACGACTCGGATCGGCACCTGTGGACAAGGCTCGACACCGAGGACATCCGGCGGCTCAAACGGGCCTTCGAGCGCGCCTTCTGCGAGGCCAACGGCCTGCTACTCACTTCCCCCGATTCCTCGGGCGCCCCGGCTTCGCCGTCACGCTCTACGCTCCAGCCGGCAGAGCCGGCGTCCGCTTCGATCGTTGGCGCGGAGGTGAAATTTGTTGACAGCGTGGAGGCCGCCAAGTTCTGGGCGAAGGTCTTCCCGTGCGGCATCACCGATGAACAACTTAAGGCGGAGCTGTCCGACTACCACTTCATGCTGGGGCAGGTGCCGAAGGTATATGACCATGTGACCGGAGGGCTGCTCACGAAGACCAACTACTACGCCAGCGTTGTGATTGGCGCGGCCGACGATTACATGAACAGCGTGGTCGAGCGGGAACTGGTCGATGCGGGAAACGCGCGAGGGATGGAAGCGCGAAGCGGCGAGACCGAAGGGCTCGACCCCGAAGGGGCGACAGCCCGGTCGGCAGAGCCGACGCGCCCAGAAACCCAAGCAGAAGACGGGGAGCAAGGACGATGACCACCCCTAAAGACTCAATCCGAGATGCGCTGACGATCCTGCGCAAGGTGGCCGCTTGGGAAGCCTACGGGAAGCCTTTGTTTGAGCGATGGGACCGGTCTCAAAGCATGCAGGGCGACTTTCACCTCAAGCTTGAGGCTGCTGAACGCGCGATCGCGCAGCACTTCTCAGAAGCCCAGCGCCTGCAATCCGAGGTGCAGCGGCTGACCGAATGGAATGGGGAGTTGCAATTCGCCGGCCGCGAGATGCAGCGTGAGCGGGATCGGGCCGATGCCTTGGACGAGGAGGTGCAGCGGCTGAGAGAGGCGCTGGAGCGCGCGGAGATTGCTCTGAACTCGGCTGACATCGAGGTGGAGCAGTTGAGAGCCGCATGCGGCCAGGCGAGTTTCGCCTTGCGCGAGCTGTTGCCCAACGACCCCGACGCGCAGTTGACCGTGCGGATCATCGACGCCGCGCTATCCCAATCCGGGGCTGCCGCAGCGCTGGCGAAGGGGTGAGCGGATGAGCACCATCAAAGCCTCAGAGGCAGCCGCTGTCCTGGGCGTCAGTGAGCGGATGGTCTATGCCCTGTTTCACTCTGGCAAGCTGGTCGGCTACCGTTTCGGCCGCGCCATTCGATTCGAGTCTGAGGACGTGGAGGGGTTCAAAGCATCATGTCGATCCACTGGGTCAAAGCCAAGAAGCGCTGGCGTTTCGAGTTCAAACGCACGATTCACGGCCGTCGCTACCGCCTTGTCAAACTGCTTCCAGCAGGCTGGAGTCAAGCCCAAGCTGACGCCTTTGACCGAGAGGAAATCGGCCGCCTCTACGCCATTGCGAATGGGCTCCAGCGCCAAGAGCACCTGATCGACGAGGCTGTGAGCCTGTACCTGACCGACAAACGCCACCTCAAGAGCTTCAAGGAAACGGCCGAGCACCTTGCGGCCATCGCCTGGAGCTACACCGGCAAGCCGCTGACGGATGCGACCCTGGCCTCAGTCTCGGCGGAAGTGCTGAGGGTCGAAGGCAGCCGGGGCAGCAGCCCGGCCACCATGAGGAACCGGCTCGCATGCCTCAAGGCCGCATGCCGGTGGGCGTGGAAGCGCCACGGGCTGACGGAGCACGACCCCACCGGGCGGATGCAACTGCCCTCCGTCAGGAACGAGCGGCACGTCTACGTGCAGAGAAAGGGCATGCTCCAGGCGTGCAGAGCCTGCACCAACTGGCAGGCGCAAATCGCCATCCGGGTAGCGTTCTACACGGGGATGCGACTCGGGGAAATGTGGACGGTGAGCGTCGAGGGGGATCGGCTTGTCCTGTACGACACCAAGAACGGTGACAAGCGGGCGATTCCGGCTCACAGGAAGATCAAGCACCTGCTGAAGTTCCTGCCCCTGACGGGGCCGAAGATCACGGTTCAGCGGGCTTGGGAGCGTGCGCGCGATGCGGCCAAGCTAGGGCCGGTGCGCTTCCATGATCTGAGGCATTCTGCAGCCTCAGAGATGGTCAATGCGGGGGTGGATCTGTACGCCGTGGGGGCGGTGCTGGGGCACCGGGATTCGAGGTCCACGAAGCGCTACAGCCACTTCACGGTCGAATACTTGGCCTCGGCGGTGGGTGTGATCGGCGGACGAAAGGTAGGCTGACGTGTACGAATCGCTGACTCAAGAAGACATCGACAAGCAATGGCCGGGCTTCAAGGTCCAGTGCCAGCAGTGCGGAAGCACCCGCGTCCGCCTGGACAACTCCATCGGCTACTCCGACGTGAGCGGCCCATTCGGCTCCATGGATCTGGTTTGCCTAGACTGCCACCAGCAAACCATGCTCATGGACACTTACTAGGCAGTTGTCGTGGCATCTTTTGCCACACCGGCCCCAAAAAGATGGGGCCTGATTTACTGGCGGAGAGAGAGGGATTCGAACCCTCGATACGGGAGACCCGTATACCGGATTTCGAGTGCGCTATTAGCTGGATAGGCGTACAGAGTTCCCATAGGTGAGGCAGGCTGCGCATACAGTGCTCAGAACGCCTCCAAACACCCCTGTTTGGCAGAATCCGCCACACCGCCTTACGGGAACCGCTATGCGCCGCGTCGCCTTCTATCTCTGGCTCCTACCCTCCGACACCAAGCCCGGCAAGAAGGTCAAGTCGCGCTGGCGGATGACGGACGAGGAAGCCAAGCGCTACCCGGGCGCCGAGAGGCTGGACGACACGGTGGAGTGGCGGGATCTGCCCAGCGAGCCGGGAGAGGCCGGCTGGAACCAGTACAACGGCGGGAAGGCCTAGCGCCGCCACGCTGACCTGCGGAGAATGGGGGCCCATGAGCAATGTCACCCTGCGCGCCAGCGACCTGTACTCGAAGCACGGCTTCGGCGACGGGGACATGATCATCTGGGTCGAGGGGATCGACCTGCGGGGCGTGGACTGTCAGCGCGTGCTCGTCCACCTGGTGCGCGAGCATCTCTTGCCGAGCCTCCCCGAGCCGATCGAGGTGGACGACTCCCCTGCGTACGAGATGCACAACCCGATCCGTGCCGCCGACTGGGACTACGACGTCACCTGTCCGCCTAATCTGCTTGCCCACGAGGTGGCCGTACCATTGGTCGAAGTGCAGGCGGTCATCGATCGCCTCGCTGCAGAGCAGTCCAACAGCAGAAAGGCCTAGGGCTCTCCGAAGTGCTCTCTCTGACGCGCCGGGCGGCGTCTTGGATTTCTCCACACATCGGCCAAGGCCGAGGGAACGCAATGGACCAACACGGCAGCGAGCGGACTGGCCCGCAAATCGACTACGGCGCGTTGTACGACTTCGCGCAGTCGTTCTGCGTGGACTACAACTACCTGTGCAAGGTCGTTCGTGAGGCGGTTGCCGCTCCCACACCGACGCCCCAATGGACCTGCAACCGCTGCGGCGCGATCCATGGAAGGCTTGGGCCTAAGCCCCCCCGAAGTGCTCCCTGATGCGCTGGGCGGCGTCTTGGTGGCCCAGCTCCTCAGCGATGGCCGCGGCGGCTTCTGCGGTCAGCCGGATCAGACGATTCAGCGCTGGAGCCTCATCCAGCCGGTA